AAATCTGCCTCGACGCACGGCTTGATGGCACGACCACCATTCAAGATACTTTCTCTATGACCTACACGCTCACCTACGAGCACCGCCCTGACTTCACGCTAAACAAAGAGCGCACCGTTCATCACATGGTTCGAGCCAAAGTGGTGAAAGAGTGGCGAGCCGCCTTTTGCGAGTTGGCACAAGAAGCAATGGTGCCACGAATGGAACAAATCGAAGTTGTCGTTCAGCCCTACGTTATGAACGCTCGCTACCGCCAAGATGTTGGTGCGTGTTTCCCTCAAGTCAAAGCAGCCATTGACGGCTTGGTTGATGCTGGCGTTTTGATTGACGACCATGCTGGAATCGTGTTGAAACTAACTTTCCTTGCGCCTCAGTACGGACGTGACGCACTAGAAATCACGATTAGTGAGATAAAATCGTAGGGTAGTGAAAACTACAGACTGACTAGGAGTGTCGCCGTGAAGTCACCTGTTGCCCCTGAAGACCACAATCTCGTCCTGTTTGTTTTAGGGCAGATTTCGGCTGTACTTATCGCCGTTTTAATGCGTCACTTCTAAACTTTCCACCACTAGACAAGCCTTACGCAACCCCAATACCTTGTAGTAGGGTTTGTCTATGACTCGTGATGCCGATTCGGAACTATTAGAAGCAACCCGTCGTCATCCGTCATCGCAAGACCGTATGGTGAAAACTGCGACTGGCGACTTAATCACTAACCCCACTACACTTGATGAACCATTAGGAGAAAACAATGTCCATTGAACCAATCACCCCACTGCCAGAGCGCAAGGTTGCCGACGAGCACACTTCACCAGAAGTAGCGTCACTGCTATCACACATCCGTGACATCTGCCGTCAAATGCGCAAGCACGAGCAGGAAGTTATAGAACTAGGCAAGGAGCGTCGTCAGACCGTGACTCGCCTTCGTCAGCACGGCGTGACTTGGCGCAAGATTGCGGAGTGGGCAGAGACGACTGACCAAGCCTTGTACAAGCACCACAACCGAGAAAAGTAATACTTGTTGCAAGGTATTATCCTTACTATACTGATGTATAGTTATGCCTACTGACCCGTTGCTCTACAAAGCCGTTCAAACACTCGCAGGTATGTGCGACGGCGCACAGACGCAAGACGGCGCTGGTTTTAATGGCACCGACAGCAAGTTTGGCAAACAACTCGCAAGTATTCCGCCCGAAGCGTGGGATTTAGCAACCCAGCGTGAAGCGTGGGAAATGCTGTTTAAGTACCGACTACAACTTGGTATGCAAGGCATTGTCTATGACGACATTAAGGAACCCAAGGAAGTCAAAAAAGCACTGAACCGTGGTGTTCGTGCCATTGACGTTCGCAACGGCAAGGTTATGGTGTTCTTGCCATACGGCGATACTGCCTATCCCAAGCAAGCCTTGGGCGCAACGTGGAACCGTGACCTCAAAGGTTGGCAAGTAGCCGTTAGCAAATACGGCTCAGTCCTTAGTTGGGCAAAAGCCAACAGTATTGGCGTATCAGAGCGAGCGCAAGCGTTACTCTCAACAACGCCAGCAACAACTTCTGCTGATTACATTGGCACTGCCTCTTTGGAAAAAGACGGTATCCACATTAAGTTCGACTACAACCCTGCGTTGCTCGACGCTATTCGCACAATACCGGGGCGACGTTGGGAGCCAGAGTGGCGTGAGTGGATTATTCCTAAAGAAGCGGTATCTCTCGTTAAGCAACTCGCCACTCAGTACAACATTTTCCTCACTAATGACGTGAAGCGTCTGCGTGACTACGAAATCAAACTTAATCCCAAGGTCGGTGCGTCAGGCGAGAACTTCGCCCTACGGTTTAACTACGACGACGAACTTCTAAAGACCGTTCGACAAATCCCCGGCAGTCAATGGGAGCCGTTGTCAAAGGCGTGGATTGTTCCACTTGAGTCCGTTGCTGAAGTCATTGAGTTTATACAGAGATACGACGCTGAGATTGCCCCACAAGCGCAACTGCTACTTGACAGGGCATCTATCGTTAGCGACATTGTTGAGGCAAGCGCCGCTCACGACGCAAACATCACCATACCTAACTTTGGTAGCGACAAGTTCAAACTGTTTCCTTTCCAACGTGCTGGCGTTGCTTACGCTATGCAAGCAATGGGTTTTGAGTACATAGACGGCGAGTGGGTTCGTGCTCGTGACGTAGAAGGCGGAGTGCTGATTGGCGACGAAATGGGATTGGGCAAGACCAGCCAAGGACTCGGCACTATCGCCGCCGCTAAAGCGTTCCCTGCTGTTCTTGTATGTCCAGCCTCACTCAAACTGAACTGGAAGCGTGAAGCGGAACAATGGATTCCCAACGTCAAGGTTGCTGTTCTTACTGGCACGAGTGGCAATATGCCTGACGCTGATTTCTACGTCGTGAACTACGACATTCTTTCTCACTGGGTTGAGAAGTTTCCGCCAATCAAAGGATTAGTCCTTGACGAAAGCCACTACATCAAGAACGGTGCGGCGCAACGAAGCAAAGCCTGTATTCAGTTGAGCGACAAAGTGGTGAAGGGCGGTATTCGTGTCTGCCTATCAGGAACACCAATCGTCAATCGCCCAACCGAGATTATGACCCAGTTGCGTGTCATTAAACGCCTTGAGGATTTTGGTGGAGCAACCAAGTTCCGTAATGCGTATGGCAACCCAACCAACCGTAACCTCGCCGCCCTCAACAGAAAACTACGAGCCTCGTGTTACGTTCGTCGTCGCAAGACTGACGTACTTACCGAACTGCCACCGAAGCGTTGGTCACCAGTCATTGTCGAAGGCGACCCCAAGATAATGAAGGAATACAAAGAGGCAGAAGCCGACATTGTTCGTTATCTGTCTGAACTGGCTATGCAGTTGGCATTGGAGTCAGGAGCAACCAGCAAGGAAGCCGAGAACGAAGCGTGGCGTAAAGCACTGCGAGCACGAGCGGCAGAACAACTCGTGGCAATCAGCACACTGAAGCAAATCGCCGCACGAGCCAAGATGAAAGTCGCTGAACAATGGATTAAGGACTTTCTTGATAACGACAAGAAACTCGTTATCTTTGGTTGGCACCGCTCAGTCGTAGACGAAGTTGCCGAGCGATTCAGCAACAACGTCAAAATACAAGGTGGCATTACCGCAGAGAAGCGACAAGAAGCCGTGGACTTATTCCAAACTGACGACAACCAAAAGGTTATTGCTTGCAACATTAAAGCCGCCGGTGTTGGTTTGACATTGACCGCAGCAAGTGATGTTCTATTCCTAGAACAAGGTTGGACACCGAGCGACATGGAGCAAGGCGCAGACCGTTGCCACCGTATTGGTCAAAAAGACTCAGTAACGGCGTGGTTAATGCTCACGGCGAACACCATTGACGAGGACATAGCGTCGTTGATTGACGCAAAGCGTTCTATCGTTGACCGAGCGATTGACGGTTCAGACGCAGACGACGAGGAAAGTAACTCGATTGTTGGTGACTTGATTGTCGCCCTAGCCGAGCGTGGCTTGAACAACGCTGACTAGATTAACTCGGCGCTCAGCATTTCTCGCAACAGTTCCTCACTATTGTCGTCTGGCTTATGAAGCGCCATAAGGGTATCGAGCGTCCGTAGGTTCCAACAGTCCACATAAGCGTTGGGCTTAGTGTCACCAAACATACGCCACTCATGACAACGCATAAAGTCCTTGCGACTACACCAACCCCATACGTCAAACGTTGGATTCTTGTCAGGGAATCGCCTATCACCGAGATACTCCGCAAAGATAACCAAGTCTGCCGTCTCACGGAAATACGACAGTTCGTGGAAAATCACCTGCTTGCCTGAACCGCACTTAATCTGAACGTTGAAGCCGTTGACTGTGTTGTCCCAGCCACCGTCGCCGTTAGTGAAAAAGTCACGGCGCATTGGTACGCCGAGAACTTGGGCGACTGCTTCCTCGCCAAGAAAACCCATAATGCTGGTTTCCAAGATTGGATTGACGTGAAAACGGTATGTCGCCTTCCAGCCCGGACCGTTATTGGAGTAAAACTCATTCACCTTGTGAGCAAACTCAACGATTTCCTGCGTTACTTCAAGTGTAAGCGTTATTCGTATGGGTTGTTTGCTCAGGTCGTATTCCACGGTAGTGAAATACTACGACAGTAACTACCTCAAGTCAAACAGTTAGTTGCCGTCGAAAACGGTGTTCTGGTATGCCTTCTGTGAGGCAATGAAAGCACGGTGAGCGTTCTTCCAAGCCTTCATAGGCGAGTCCCAGCCGAGGTGAGGACGAATAACGTGCTCTTGACCAACAGGCTGAGTTGCGTTCATACCAACTGGAACAAGCAGGATTGCCGTGACTTTGGCACCAGCCAAGTGAGCGTGTCCAGCAGCGTCGTGTGCTGAAATAGCGTTGATGTAGTCGCTAGGAGACGACTGACGAAGTTGAGCGGCCATAGCCAAGTGCAACTGAGCAATAGCGTTTTGCTCGTCAGACAGGTTTTGGATTTGGTTGGCGGTCATGTTCACCAAGCCGGTTTGAGCCGCCTCAAAAGCATCCGCAACGGCACCAGCACGGCGAACAAGGTCAGCCGAGGCGGTCATGGTTGGTAGGTCGGTGACGTAGCCAGCAGGTACGGCGGTCAAGGGGTATTCACCTGAGAACTTGAGTAGGTTATTGACCTCAAATGGATTGCGTGGCATTTTGTCCCCTTTTGGTAGAACTTTCTCTATAAATCTACACCCAAGTAGTGAAATCCTCGTTTGCACACGCTACTATGGCTCTACTTTTATCAAGTTGGTAAGAGTGATAACAACCGTTACGAATCCGACACTCGTCAATGTTTGTAGCAAGAAACCCTCACTTCGGTGGGGGTTTTTTGTTGTCTAAAAGGTATTTGCTTGGTCTGCCAGTTCGTGAGCCTTAGCCGACGCTTGACTTGCCAAGCCGTACATTGCCTTGGCGGCACCTATGTCACCACTGTGATAAGCGTCACTGGCGGACTGGTACATAGAAGAGGCTTGAGCGTGAGCATTAGCCAGCGCCTTTAAGTTCTTGGCGGTTGGGTCTTGGTCAGTCCAGCGACCAGCAGTGCTGAAAGTAACTGCCTTTTTGTAACCAAACTCAGTTGCCCTAGCGGTTAATGCGTCAGCCTTCTCGCTCGCCATCGCCGCCACCTTTGAGGCGTAGTGGGCGTTGCCAGCACTGGGCTTAATGTTTGGCACTGCGCCTTCAATCTTGTCGTTGGCATAAGCGTTGTTTTCGTTGCGTCGAGCGGCGGTGTAGTGCGCTTCCATTGCGTCACGTTGTGCGTGGTATGCGTCGTTCCAAGCACGGGAATCAGCATTGTCTTGGTTGCCGTTGTTAGAACGAGCGATTGAGGCACGTTGAGCGCAAGCCTCGGCTAGGTCGTGGTGACGAATACCCATTGCCAAGTGTGCTCCAGAGATTGCCTTGTAGTCTTTCCAGTCAGCAACGTGACGGTCAGCGATTTCCTGAGCGTGTGGTGCCTCGGCGTTAAGAGCGTTAATGTCCTGCGTTGCCTTGGTAAGTGCAACGTTGGTTGTTGCCTGTAGCGCACCGTTGCTGAAGTTGGCGGCACGACGAGTAAATCCTTTGGCACGGTCAGCGCCTAGCGCACTCTCGGCAATCGAAAGAGATTTCGGGTCTGATGGCGAAATCCCACGAATAGCGTCAGAAGCATCCTTGTGCGCTTGTGCGGCTACGGCGTGAGCCTGAGCGGCGTGACCTTCGCCTTCACCACGAAGCGTGGCAGATAGAGCAAGATGGTCAGAAGCAAGGCGGTCATGCGCTTTGGCGGTTGCCTCAGTGTTGCCAGTCTTTACAAGGGCGTTGGCACGTTCAGCAAGGGCAGACGAGGTTTGTTCCTCTGGTCCGTGGCGCAAAATCTTTGTGACGGGGTAGTTTGATGCCGACTTCATTAGTTCGGTAGTCAAAAACGGGTTCGTCATACCAACAAATCTACTAGCGGTTAGTTAAATCCCTAATCCTGACCTATCATTGAAGTATGGCAAATCTCGACCAAGAAATCATTAACTGGTTACAGTTTGCAAAGGGCGACGTGCCCGGTCATGCGTTTCACGGTAACCAATGGGCAAGTGAGGCTGGCATTACAGACGCTATGAAAAATGGCGTTCACTTCAGCCACGCTGGGCAAGATTACACTCACCCAGCAGGAAACGCAGAT